AAGGAATACAAGTTGAACAGATAGAAGAAAAACAAGAAGCTAAAAAAACTGCTGTAGAATCAGAAGATGATTTAGCTGGTTATTCTGACTCTGTTAAAAAAAGAATTGATAAACTAACTAGAAGATATCGAGAAGCAGAAAGAAGAGAAAAAGCTGCTTTAGATTTTGCTAAAGGATTGCAAAAGAAAGTTGATGACATCAACTCAAGATTTAGCAAAACTAGTAAAAGTTATGTTGAGCAATATTCAGCTAGAGTTACTGCGGAACAAGAAAAAGCAAAAAGCGCTTTAAGAGATGCTATTGCTGAACAAGATGCAGATAAAATAGCAGAAGCTAATTCAAGAATAGCTCAATTAGCTGTTGAAGCTGAAAAAGCAAAAATGTCAGCTGCTGAATTAGAAGAAAGAGAAGTTTATACAAAACAGCAGAAAACTCAACAAGCTCAAGCACCTCAAAACCCTACCTACCCTGAACCATCTTCAAAAGCTAGAAGTTGGGCTGAAAAGAACGAATGGTTTGGTAGTGATAAAATTATGACTAGTGCTGCATTTCAAACGCACCAAGATCTAATAGACCAGGGGTTTGACGCAGAGAGTGATGAGTATTATAATGAAATTGATAAAGTTATGAGGGATAATTTTCCTCATAAATTTAGTCAAAAACAGGAGCAAAAGAAACCCGTCCAAACTGTTGCTTCTGCCCAAAGAAACCAAAACGGACGCAAAAGTGTGAAACTCACCAAGTCACAAATAGTTATCGCTAAAAAACTAGGGGTGCCACTAGAGGAGTACGCAAAATACGTGAAGGAGAATACAAATGGATAATAAAATAAGAACCTCACGCGAGTCAGACACTAGAAAAACGGAAACTAGAAAAAGTGTTTGGACTCCACCATCCAGTTTGGATGCACCACCTGCACCACAAGGGTTCGCTCATAGATGGGTAAGAACATCAGTGGCTGGGTTTGAGGATACAGCTAATGTAACTAAAAAACTTAGAGAAGGTTGGGAATTTGTTAGAGCAGAGGAAATTAAAAACTCTCCTGAAATCAGCAAATATCCAATTATCAAACAGGGACAATATGAAGGATGCATCGGGATTGGGGGCCTTGTGTTGGCAAGGATACCTGAAGAGATATTGAAGTCACGTGCTGAGTATTTTGAAAGAATTACTCAAGATCAAATGGACGCGGTTGATAACGATCTAATGAAGGAACAACGACCTGAAATGCCGATCAATATTGATAGGCAAAGTAGAGTTACCTTTGGTGGTAGACGTAAAAACTAATTATTTAGTGATACCTATACCCACATTAAGTAGCTCTTAATTGTAAACTAAACGGAGTAAAAAACATATGGCAAACGTAAGTGAAAAGTTCGGTCTAAGACCGTACAGAAAACTAGACGGTACACCATTAGCAGGCGCTCAAAACAGATATACAGTTAAGGCAAATTATGGAACTGCAATTTTCCAAGGAGATTTGGTTATTCCAACTTCTACTGGAAACATTGAGAGATTTGTTTATAACACAACGTATGCTGTAGTGGGTGTATTTAATGGATGTTACTACACTGACCCTACGAATCAAAAGCCTACTTGGAGAAACTACTACCCTGGTTCAATTAACGCAAGCGACATTACTGCTTTCGTTGTTGATGATCCAGATGCAGTTTTCTTAATAGATGCTGACGAGACATTCGCAAGAACGGGTCTATTCGCAAACTACAGTGTTACAAATACAACTGGCGTTACGCAAACTGGTATATCTAAAGTTCAGTTAGACACAAGTACAGCAGGAACTGCTGCTACTTCTGTGATTCAAGCGATTGATATTTCGCAAGATCCTGATAACTCAGATACATCAGCAGCTAATGGCAATGTATTAGTAAGAATAAATAATCACTTCTATAGAAGTGGCACAGGCAAATAATAAAGGAGAATAACAATGGCGATATCACGATCACAACTAGTTAAAGAACTAGAGCCAGGTTTGAATGCTTTATTCGGCCTGGAATATAACAGATATGAAAATCAGCACGCTGAAATTTTTATGTCTGAAACATCTGACAGAGCTTTTGAAGAAGAAGTAATGTTAAGCGGTTTCGCTTCAGCACCAACTAAACAAGAGGGTGCGGGAGTAGTGTTCGATCAAGCAGGTGAAACTTTCACAGCTAGATACACACACGAAACTATTGCTTTAGCATTTGCTATTACTGAAGAAGCAATCGAAGATAACCTGTATGACAGATTAGCTGCAAGATACACAAGAGCTCTTGCAAGATCTATGTCAAACACTAAACAAGTCAAAGCTGCATCTGTATTAAACAATGCGCAGAAAGCTACTGGTTACAACGGAGGTGACGGAGTTTCATTAATTAACTCTTCTCACCCACTTGCAACTGGCGGTACTTTCTCAAACGTATTAGCTACAGCTGCTGACTTAAACGAAACATCATTAGAACAATCTTTGATTGACATTGCTAGTTTCGTTGATGAGAGAGGTTTAAAAATTGCTCTTTCTGGTAGAAAAATGATAATTCCAAAAGAATTACAATTCACTGCTGAAAGATTAATGAAATCTCCTCAAAGAGTTGGTACTGCAGACAATGACATCAACGCAATCGTTAATATGGGTATGGTACCTGAAGGTTACAGAGTTAATAACTTCTTAACTGACACAGACTCATACTTCATTATGACTGATGCGCCTAACGGTTTTAAACACTTTGTAAGAAGTCCAGTTAAAACTGCTATGGAAGGTGACTTTGATACAGGTAACGTTAGATTCAAAGCTAGAGAAAGATACAGCTTCGGTTGGTCTGACCCTAGATGTGTGTTTGGTAACGGTAATTTACCAACATAATACTAACTACAAGTATTAAATTTAAGGGCGGTCTTTATGGCCGCCCTTTTTTTATGTATAATCTAAATACCTAGAAAACAATTTTGCAGACTGGCTAGGCAGACGGTATAGAGACTGCAAGATTTAACCGCTATACAGGAGAACAATATGGCAAACACAACCTTTTCAGGACCAGTCATTTCTAAAAATGGCTTTCAAACAACAGGTCCTGGAGCAACTATAGCATTAACAGCTAATACAACATTAACTGTTGCTGATCACGCAGGAAGAATTTTGCTTACGCAAGATGCTGATGGTATTTTTACTTTACCATCAATCATAACTACTGCTGACGCTGCGGTTGCTGGTCCACAAGACTACAACAATAAAAATAACGTTGGTGCTACTTTCTACTTTTATGTAGATTTAACAGCTACTGATGTACAAATTGTTACAGATGGAACTGACAAGTTCACTGGTGCAGCAATGATTGGTTCAAGTGGAGGAACAATTTCAAGTTTCTTTCCAGGAGCATCAAACGATGTTTTATCAATGAACGGAACTACAACTGGCGGAATCGTTGGTTCAGTAGTACAGGTTACAGCTTTAGAATCTGCTCAGTATTTAGTGCACAACACACTATTACTTGGTTCAGGATCTTTAGCAACACCTTTTAGTGACACATAATAAATAGCGTGGCTCCTTCGGGAGCCACAAATTAAGGAGAATAAAAATGGGCTATAAAGCTGACATACAAGCAACCAGAGCAGTACAAGCTTCTACGGTAGCCGTTGTTGCACCTCCAGTAAGACTTAAAGGTGTAATCGCTGCTAACACAAGTGCTAGTGCAGGCGTAGTAATTATGACAACAACTACTAAAACTGGAGCAAATTTATTCACTGTTGATGTACCTGCAGGAGATGTAGTTAACTTCTCATTACCTGAAGATGGAATTTTATTTCCAAAAGGTATTTTTATTTCAACAATGACTAATGTTGCGGCTGTTACTGTGTTAACTGATAAATACAGTGGACCTGAATTAACAAGCAACAATGGATAATACTTGTGAACGAGTATTATGCTGACATACTAGGTTTTTCTAAAGGAGGTATGCCTCCTAGAAATAAAAAAAATTTCCGTTCCACAAAAAGTGGAGCGGGAATGACTCAAGCTGGGGTTATGGCGTATAGACGTAAGAACCCTGGCTCTAAGTTAAGTACAGCTGTTACAGAAAAGAATCCTGGAAAGAAAAGAGCAGCGAGACGTAAATCATTTTGTGCTAGAAGTGCTGGTCAAATGAAAATGTTTCCAAAAGCTGCTAGAGATCCAAATTCTAGACTAAGACAAGCGAGAAGACGATGGAGATGTAGATGATAAAATGTGTTTGTGGACATCCTTGTCACTGTAAGGGTAAAGGTAAATACCTTAACTCTGCTACTTGTATT